CAGACCCCGAAGAATACGCCTCTATTGCCTCTAATACTGGTTTAGATATTCAAGAAGCGTTTTATTGCCGTGGTGTCGAAAAAGTTTTCGGCATAAAGCCCGATTTCTTCTTTATGATTCAAGAAACCTATCCGCCTTATCTTTGCTCGTTTATAGAATTAGGAATTTTATTTGAAGAAATGGGGCAGGAAAAAGTGAGGCACGGGCTAAGAATTTGGAAAGAATGTTTAACCACTGGTATATGGTCAGGATATCCGAAAGAATTACAGGTAGTTGAGCCGAAGCCGTGGAGTTTGGGAAGTTGGGAGTTTAAAAAATCATTATATTCTGGGGAAACGACATGAATGATTACGAATTTAAGAAAGCGAAACGTGAAGAAATCGGCCTGTTAATCGGTTTGGTGGGAGCATCGGGGAGTGGCAAAACTTACTCCGCTATGAGAATAGCTGCCGGAATAGTCGGCAAAGGAAATAAATTTGCCGTTATAGACACAGAGGCAAGACGAGCCTTGCATTATGCCGATATGTTTGATTTTGACCATTGCGAATTGAGCGCACCTTTCCGTCCGAATAAGTATGCAGACGCTATCCATGCAGCGGATAAGGCCGGTTATAAGGCAATCGTTGTTGATTCCATGAGCCATGAGTGGGCCTCTGAGGGCGGTATTTTGGAATGGCAAGAAGAAGAATTACAGAGAATGGCCGGTGACAATTATCAAAAACGTGAAGCATGCAAAATGGCAGCGTGGATAAAACCAAAATCAGGCCATAAGCAAATGGTAACGCGATTGCTTCAAGTCAAGGCTCATTTACTTCTTTGTTTCAGAGCCGAAGAAAAAGTAAAAATGGAAAAGGTTGACGGTAAAATGCAGATAGTACCGATAGGGTTTCAGCCGATATGCTCAAAAGAAATTCCTTACGAAATGACGGTATCATTTTTATTGTTACCGGAAAAGCCGGGTATTCCTCAACCGATCAAGTTACAAGAACAGCATAAGTCTATTTTCCCAACTAACAGACTTCTTGATGAAGATTCGGGAATAAAAATATCGGAGTGGGCTAAAGGGGGAATCAAGAAAGAACCGGAAACAATAAAAGACTATACGGGCGGTGTAACCTTGACCGCCAAAGATGAATTTTTACAGGACGGAACGGCTATCAAGTGCCCTAAATTGAGAGCCAACAAAATAAAGATACGTCCGGTCAAAGACTGCGATAACTGCGAATCAAAAACAAACTGTGAGGCGTGGGGACTATGACCACCTGCCCTCAAGACGAATTAGCGTACCGTTGTCAACAGTGCCAGGCATTATTAGGCGCACTGACTAAAGAGAATTTGGAAAAGGCGAAAATTAGACATTTGAGGGAATGTAAGAGGAAAAAGAAATGAAAGTTTATCATCGTAATTATGTAAAAACTTATAAACAAGACAAGGACGGTTTAATATCCGACATTAAAGTATTCAATCCCCTTATCGTCTGGCACATAGAAAAAGGAATGTTCACTTTTGGTTTTCGAGGGCATTATGAAATCGGCTTTTATTACGGTTATACAATCGGAAATTGGAGCCGGATAAAAACCAAATTCATAAAAATATTTAACCTGACCATATTTATAAATTACGGAGAGTGTGAACCATATAATCCAATTACAGGACTAAAGTGGTGATTAATCCCGCTAAGAGAGGAAGTATGAAAGAACTTAAAGAAATGTCAATCAATGTTCTATTGGTTAATCATAGAATAACCGGACGGCACGAAAATAGATACAAAGCCGAAATCCTCCGCCGTGACGCTGAATATGTATGCCCCTCATGGGCCGATGAGTTCTACAAAGAATGGTGCGGCATGATGATTGCAAAGCAATACCCGAAGAAAGAAGAAGCGAAACCCGAAGCGAAAGCAAAACCTAAATTTAAAAAGATTGCAGGCGGAAAGAGATAAATGCGAGAGGCTATGAGTAAAATTAACATCTATAATCAGGACTGCATGATTGCCATGACTCAGATGAAAGATAAAGAGTTCGATTTGGCTATTGTAGATGTTCCTTATTTCTCAGGACCGGAACGCCGCACATTTTTTGGCTCAAAAGTTTCTTCAATCGGCGTTCACAGGGTATATAAAAAATCATCCGTCTGGCAGCTTGCCACAAAAGAATATTTCTCTGAATTATTAAGGGTTTCTAAATACTATGTTTTTTGGGGAACGAATTATTACAATTTTAATTTTCACTCCGGCCGCATTGTTTGGGATAAAGTTAATAGTTCTTCTGATTATTCTGATTGCGAACTGGCAGCTACAAATCTTTTTGATCATACTCGCCTTTTTAGATTTATGTGGAATGGTATGCTGCAAGGCAAAAACATATCCGAAGTCCATATCATGCAAGGGAATAAAAAGCTAAACGAAAAGCGCATTCATCCAACACAAAAGCCTGTTTTTCTTTATCAATGGATTTTGGGGAATTATGCGAAGCCTGGATGGAAGTGCTTAGACACCCATGGAGGTTCAATGAGTAGTGCTATAGCATTTGATAGAGAAGGATTTGACGCTGATATTTATGAAATCGACAAAGATTATTATCAAGCGGGTTTAGACCGGTTTAACCTGCACAAACAACAGCAGGTATTAGCACTATGATAACATCCGCCGCAACAAAATATATCGCGCTTTTTATCTTGCAAGGGAGACCAACGTGGCAAAGAAACAGAACTTATCATCAGAAATTATCAGTAGTGGAGAAAAGGCATCCGTAAATAAAAAGCCCCTGCCGAAGCAAGGGCCTTTGTGTCTCATATTGATGATCAAATAGATTTGCGTCTCTTAGCTTGTTTTTGGAACATCAGCCGCAGCCGCCGAAGCAGTAGCCGCAGCATTGGCACCGGCAACCAGTTTATTAATAGCGTCTTTAATTGCCGGTTCGATCTTTGCAAAGAATGTATCCGTTCCCACGTTCAAAGAACTATCTACCGCCGAAAGCGCAGACTGGAAGAACGACAATACAGAAGTCATCTTTATAGCCCCTGTGCCGTCCCCTAGAGCCTGTTCTGCCGAAGCTATGACACTTGGCAAGGCTTCCAAAATCTTGCTCACAATGGGCGGACAAGAGGGAATACACGATACAATATCATCTATCCACGGTTCCGCGATTGCAAAATCTTTCAGGCCGATTAAAAACCAACCCTGAACCTTTGTAAAAAACGCTTTTAAATCCAATATTGCTGTTGCTTCATCCATAAATTTTCCTCACTTTCTTAAAATTTGATTTTAAATAATGTTACTGTTTTTTCTTCTTGTTCTTTCCGCGTCTCCATCTCCTGAATTGTGTTTTGTCCAGGATCCGGAACTTCATCGGGATTGTCATCTGCCGGCGGCGCTCCGCTTGTCAGATATTGCCAGAGTTTACTTAGGAGGCTCAATGAGATTTTCCTCTTTGGTAAACAGCTTTTGGAATATCTGATAAATCAGTTGGAAGACTCCATTCGCTTTGATAGCTGGTATCAGACTTAAAGCCTCTGACAATCCCCATCCGATACACGCTACGATTGCTATGTACTGTACCGGAATGTAATGACTTAACAACATCACTATTGCGCTTGTTTCCATAATATCGCCCTTTCATTACAGCAGTGGTTATTTGCTTTCGCAGACTGCTGCTAATATTTCATCTTTAATCTTTTTATACTCTGAAAACTCTTTCTGGTCTGGATTGAACGCTAAAGGCTTATCACTTATAACGCTATGATGATAAGCTAAACAGAGTTTTTCAAGTTTCGTTTGTAATTCTTGTCTGGTCATACATTCCTCACATCTGATTAACGATTGTAATCCAAACTTGTTCTTTTGTCAACGCTGTCTGTACAAGAGTAAATAACTTATCCCAAGCAGCCTTAGATTGTAAGATAACATCCTGACCTTCTGTAAAACCTATAGCTATACAGCCTAAAATCTGATCTGGACGGTTGGCTATATCAATGCGTATTTCATCCCTGCCCGGGACGTTAAGAATATGAAACCAGAGTTGTTTATGATGAGGGCT